CCTCTTCGCGCTTGCGGTCCTCTTCGCGGATACGGTCCTGCTCGTCCCGCGATCGGTCTCGCCGCTCCGACTCTCCCGGCGCCGGCGAGAAGGCCGACCGGCTTTCCCGCTGCGTCAGGTCGCGTTCGGCGGCACGGTCTCCGACCCGCCATTCCGCCCGCATCTTCGCGTCCGTCAGCTCCGTCGAGACCTCTTCCGGCGGGACCGTCATGAAGTTCGCCTTGTCGATCCCCGTCTCCTCGTTCGGCGTCTTGACGACGATCGGCGGAACGCGGTCGTAGACCGAGAAGTAGACCTTCGGGAATCCCGCCTCGTAGCCGCCTTCCGGGGGCGCCGTCGTCCGCGGCCGCGAGAATGGCGCAGGCTCGGGCAGATCGCCTGTGGCCGCGCCCGCTACTTCAGCGTGCCGGTTGGCATAGCCTCTCTCCACGCCCTCCTGGCGACGGCGGTCGGCCTCGCTGTGCACCTCCTCGGGATCGCCCTCGATCTCCGGAGGGATCTCCTGGCGCCTGATCTTGCCCGGCTGCGTAGTCTCGGCGTGCCTGTTGGCGTAGCCCTTCTCGAGACCCTTCTCGGGGAGGTCTTCCTCGCGTTTCTTTTTGTCGTTCTCTTTTTCGTTCATGGCTAGCTCTCCAATCTGACCGCCCACTCGGGCCTCGGCGCAGCATGCCCGTAAAGCACGTCTGCCCTGGTAATGAACAGGTCGTTCAGGATGTCGTAGTCCGACACCATCCGGATCGATGTTCCGGTGTCGGGGTCCATCTGGCTCGCGCCGAAATGCACGCCCTTGGGAACCTCGAGCGGCGCCATGCCGATGACGAACGCCGACTCGTGAAACGCGATCGACTGCGCCGTGAGCTGGTTGGCCGTGCCGATGATGGTCAGCGGAGCCCCCGCCGCCGGCGAGTTACTGACCGTCCTGGTCGCGCCGCTAACGGTGATCGGGGGATAGATCGGGATCGCCGCGGTGCCATCTGCGGCGCTGCTTGTGTCGGCCGTGACCACAAACTTCTGCAAGTCGGAGCCGATCGCGCCCGAGACCGGGTTCACCGAGAAGACGGTCGGGAGGGTGAAGAGGTCGCCCTTCTTGAGCCGCAATGCCGCGGCCGCGGTGAAGCCCGTAACGTTGAGCGTCGAGCCGGTCTGGGAAGCGGCCCCGACCTGCGGAGCGCCGCCAAGAGGGCCTACGGTATGGACCGGCGTGTTCTGGTCCATGACCCACTCGAACCCGCCCATGATGCCCATGCGCCCGCGCTCGTACTGGTTCTTGACCTGCGTGGACGATTGGAAGAGCCCCTGTGCGGCTTTCAAGGTCAGCGTCTGGACCTTCGGGCTGATCACCATCGTGCGCTTGCCGTCCATCGGCGTCGAGTTGAGATCCAGGACCTCGCCGGCCTGCCATGCGGCGTCCAGCATGGTCAACGGCGAGCCGGGCGTCCCGATCGCGTTGGCGGTCGCCTGGTACGCCATGATCAGACCGTCCACGTCGACCTGGTTGGCGAGAGCCACCGCCGCCGAGTCGAGGTAACGGTCGCGGAAGGCGTCGATTGTCAATGTCAATTCCGCCGAGCTGAACTGGAATGACACGTTGGCTTGTGTATTGAGGGTGAGGGTTTTCGAGGTCTCGTTGACGTCCTGCGGGGTGATCACGCGGCCCTTGGCGACGGTGAACCGCACCGCGTCACGCAGTCGGACGGTGTCTCCGATCTTCGCGCCGGCGACGGCGAATTTGTCGTCCCAGGTGTGACTGATGGCGCCCGAGAACCCGAGGGAGTTCTTAAACCGCAGCAGGAGTTCATTCGTAATGACCTGCGCGGTGAGAAGCGTATTTCCTGCCACTTTACTTTTCCTTCATGGCTGCCCTCGCTTTCGACCAGCGCTTGAAATCGGCCTGCACGGACGGATCGAAGATCGAATCGGAAACGGTCTTCGCCGGTCTGGTCGATGGCGGTGGTGGCGGTGGCGCGGCTGTGAAACGCTGTTTGCCGTTGGCAGCGCCGGATGAAGGGGAAAGAGTGGCGGAAAGCCGGCCGATCTCCATGACTGCCGCAAGGGGTTCCAATGCGGCAATGCGCTTTAGATCGTCCTTATGCGTGGCGAGGTAATACAGGATCTCCGCGCCGGCTGGGTCCTTGAGCATCGCCTGGCGGCCGGCCATCACCCCCGGCCCTTCCGGCGCCGCGACCGATTCGATCACGTCGTCGTAGTCCGGGTGCGCTTTCCGCGCCGCCTGCTGTCTCGATTCCCACTCGACCTGGAGTTTCTGCGCGGCATCCTGCTCCGCTTTCGCATCCGCATCCGCCTGTCGCTTCGCCTCCCGCTGGGTGATGTGCCAGTCGGTCAGCGCTTCGTGGTATTCCTCGAGCGTCCCGAAGTTCTCGAGACGAGGCTTCCCAGGCGGTTCGGTTTTTACCGACGACTGCGGCTGCGGCTGCTGCATCGCAGCGAGCTGCTGCTTGAGCTGCTCGTTTTCCTGCGCCAGCCGGTCCACCCGCCGCCGCCTTCGCTTTTGCGAGGCGGTCAGTTCCTCTTCCCGTTCCTCTTCCTCTTCATCCAACTGCTGCTTGTCATCCGCGCCTGATTGCGGTTCGGTTTTGGCCGGAGTTTCCTCCGCGGCCGCAGGTTGTTCGGTCTCCGTCGCCGGCAGCTCACCCGTCTTGCGGAACTTCACATACCCCTTGAAATCAGTGGGCGCGTTCGGTTCCGCCGTTTCGGGCGTAGCACTATCCGGTTGGACGGTTTGTTCGTCGGTCATAAATCGTGCATCACAATTGCGGTTCGATCGGCGTCATCTGCGGCGCGGTCGGCGGCGGCTCAAATGTTGCCGCCGCCGGTTCACCGGGAGCCGGCCCGACAGTAGACTGCTCCGCGGCCGCGCCCGTCGCCATGCTCGCGATTTGCATCTTGAGCAGGGAGAGTTCATGCGTCAATGCTGAAATGTCTTCTCTCGAGGTGAGCTGCGCCTCGGTGGTGACCAGCTTTACTTGGGCCTCGAGAGCCGCCTGGCGGTCGGACGATTCGATCTTGGCCTGCTCGATTCGCTCCCGCGATTCCAGCTCGACCTGTTTGGTCTCTATCTCCCGCTGCATCTGCTGGAGCTGTTGCGTCATCTGGTCGATCTGCATCGCCATTTGCTGGTTCTGCTGGGCCAGAAGCTCCTGCGGCTTCTCGTCGGGCTTCTCCTGCAACGCCGGCGGCAATGTGCGGCGCAGGCGTTCCGCGATCTTGTCGGCACCCTTGAAGTTCAGGTTGTCGAAGATGATGTCGCCCGCGACCTGCATGAGCGGCGGATACGCCTGCGCGAGCTGCGTGAGCATCTCGCTCGCCTTGTCCTGATCGGTTTTCCAGTTCGGCCCAATTTTCAACCTCACGTCGTATTTGGCGGCCTTCAGGTCGTACAGCCGCGGCATTTCCTGCTCGTCCACGTACTGCTCATTGACCTTGACGATCTTTTCCTTCATGTCCTCGCCCAGAATCCGGACCTCCCGCGGGGTGTCGTAGATCTTGGGGATCAGGTCAACGAGGATGGTCCCGCACTGGAGGATGGCCCGGTTCAGGTTGTCGATAAAGTGGAAATTCGAGAGCCCACCCTGCGACTGCCGCTGGCGGATCGCCACGCCCGAGGTCTCGTTGCTCATTTGCCCGAGCGAGGCGTCGTAGATGTTCGTCGTCGCCTTGATATCGTCGCTGGCCTGCCCGGCGCCGATCGAGAGGGCCTGGATCGGGGGCTCTGCCAGGTTGCGCTGCGGAGGCGGTGCCGGGTTGCCGGCGATGTCGAGCGGCTCGTACTCGAGGTAGGCCCACGGGATGGTGTTCGCCGTCGCCCAGCGAGGGTCCTTGAAGACCCCCTTCGCGCCCACCCACGGGGCCTTCGTCCCGAGCATGACCGTCTCGGCCTCGCTCGAGCGGTAAAAGTTGTAGAGCTTCTGCGGGTCTCGGGCGAATCGGATCAAACTGAAGACGTACCGCTTCTCTTCGATGTACATCTCTTCGCCCAGCACGATCAGGATGGGGATGTACTGCCCTTTCCATTCCGTCCGGTCGAGGATCTCGACTCCGTTGATGCGGCACATGCGGACGTGGCGTATCTGGTCGTCGCGCTCGATGCGCTTCCCGTCGTCTCCGGTCGCATACTGAACCCCCGGCGGTAGATCGTCTGGCAGATCGCTTTCGTATTCCGCCGTCACCCTGCCGTCGGGCCACTCGATGCCGACGAGCTTTTTCGTTTCGATCTCGACGTACCAGTAGCGGGCGATCTGCACGCCTTCCTTGCCGATCCATTCGGGGGCCGGGTTCACGCCGCCGGCGTAGAAGTTGGCCCTGGCGACTTCGGAATCGCCGAACTCCGCGGTGTAATCCTCACGCGACACCCACTCGAGTTCGACGGCCCACATCGCGTCCGACTTGTCGGCCTGCTGGGCGAACGGGTCCATGAAAACGCTGAACGGGTTGGTGATGCGTTCGATCCGCAGCTCCTGGTCGAACGTCTTGTTCGAGCAGTACTTCGTGACGACCTTGAATGCGCCGATCGCGCCTTTCGTGGTCTGCTCGATCACGGTCTCGTAGATCTGCTCCGCTCTCGACTCGTAGGCGATGTGCCGAAGCATTCCTTCGATGACCGCCGCGGTGTCGGCGTCTCCGCTCGAGTCCACGGGCATCGCCTCGAGCCCCGGCTTGTTCATGCGGACTTCGTTCGCGACCATGTTGAGCGGACCTGTCAGCTTGTTGAAGGTCAAACACGGACGCTTGGCGCCGCCCCCTGCGACGGAGTTGCGCCGGCGCTCGTCTTCGGCGTCCCACTGCTGGCCGGCCGCGAATTGCAGGTCAATCAAAGCCTCGGCGCGGATCTCCTGTTCTGCGGATTGCGCGAGCTGCAACCGCTTGCGGCACGTTGCGATGAGTTCTTCGTCGGAGGATTTACGCGCCATCCATCATGTCTCCGAGCGAGCGTTTCGGCTTTCGCTTCGGGATCTTCGCGCCGGCCTTCCGCGCCGTGTCGAGCGCAATCGCTACGGCCTGCTTCTGGGGTTTGCCTGCTGCGATTTCGGTCTTAATGTTCTTCGCAATGGCCGCCTTGCTTTTGCCTTTGTTTAACGGCATAGTGACTCCCTCAGAGACCGAACCAAAAGACGAACAGGACTGCGTCTCCCCGGACAACCTCGATCAAGCCTCCGTCATTGAGCCTCAAATAGGTCGCTTCACCTCGCGGAAGCACTCTCAGCGCTCTCAATTGCTTCCCGAGGAACTTCATCACCCCATCCACGATCCCGCGCTGCGCTCGATCAGTCGCCGCATCGGGTGATGGACTGTCACCTTGAACAACAGTTCTGACCTACGAGCACCTTCTAGATTCTGTTGAAACCGGCGGAGAAGTTCTTCGGTAATCATTTGCGGCGTCAGGACTTGATTTCCTTGGGGCCTTGGAATGGAGATCAGCCGCTGGCCGGGAGTCCACAACAGCCGCTCTGGATCGGTCGCGGCTGCGAAAGCGCCACCGAGTATGCCGAAGAATCCGCGACGATTCATCCCATCCAACTCCCCGTGCCGCGCCGCGCCCACCGGCTCTCCTGGTCATCCTCTGCGGCAATGGGCGGCACGTGCGCGGCGAAGGTCAACGCGAGGGCGTCACCGCGATCAGGTGAGGCCATGCCGCGCTTCGCCATCGATTCCTTGCTCTCGATCACGAG